GCACTTGCTGCGTATGCAATGTCTCCCTTACGTGGTCTGCCAATACTTCCTGTAGTTACAACTGCATAAATATTAGTTGTTGGTTTTGTATCTACTTCTACATCTCTGCTGTCAAGCTCACTAATTAACATGGAACTCCAAAGCTGTACCTGATTATACATATCTTTAAGTTCTGATGTTGTTAGTGCATAAGGTAGTGTAGGGTATCTTGCCATTATCGTCCACCATCTCCCTGTAGTCCAAGTCGGATAGATCCCCATCTCCAACTGGCGTTATTTGAACCACAAGATACCCTAACTTTTGCTTGCCTTCCTCTAGCTCTAAAGTCTACCTTTTGTGTTGTATCAGTAATATCGAACTCTTTTTTAATTGCAGCCGAATCTGGTTGTTCTGGATACTGCTTGGTTGTAATCTCCATTTTAATTTTCCCACCAGACAAATCAAAGTCAGGTATAATTCTATCCATAAACATAAGAGCATTACCATCAGCAACATCAAAATCGCCTGACTCTACATAGGATGTGATAGTATCTCCGCTTGCTGTAAAAACATCTGGCGGTTCATTATTATAAATATTATTTCCAGAAGCAGTAACACCCGTAGTAATAGTATTTCCAAAAACTTCTTTATCTGTAAAGGTTGTAAAAATCATTTCTCCATATACCCAATAATTATCTTCTGGGTTATAGATAACGTATTTATCACACTCTGTTTCTCCCTGAGAACAGTATAACCATATAATTTCTCTAAATTCTGAATTAATTCCTGCATATACTTTCGTATAATAGGATGTATTTATATCATCAAAAATATATCTACGTACTGTACAAGGAAGAACTTCAACCTGACCAGTAAATCTATAGAAGTTATTATAACCCATCCAATATGTTACACCATTATAATCTACTCCAGCATGAGTACCAATCAAGCCACAGTTTGTACCTCCCTGTTGAAAGCGAAAAGTAAAAGGCGGTCCTGCAAACTCCATTAACCATAATGAATTATCTGTCCATATATTAATAGCATTCTTTGATCGAACAGCACCAACAATTTCTGTACCATCTGTAAGAACAACCTCACCAGCAGTTGAATTTACTGAGGGAACCCAATTACTTTTATCATCCTGATCAGCCCAACGTACCAGCATGGGATTAAAAGCACCACTAACGGTAGCTGAAGGTGAATAGGCATTAGCTCCTAGTGCAATCAGATGTCGGTCATTAGGAGAAACAATAATTGAGTTTACACTAATAGGAGAAGTCGTGACTGATGTTGCTCTTTGAGGAGTGGTTCCAGCATCAGAATCAAAGTAAAAAATATTACTTCCACTACGGTTTGCTACGACATCTTCACCCCAATTATCCAGACTCCATTGGGCAACCTTAACAACAAGGCCAGAAGCACTTGCTGAAGCAGGTCCATTCCATGTTCTATATGGTGTTCCTATACTACCTGCTACTTGTGGATATATACGTGCAGTCATATTAAGACTAGATGTTATATCTCCACTCGCAGCAGAAGCCGCTGTTTCAACATTAAAAATAAGTTGTGTACCATTTATAGATGCGATTGTAAATTCTGGTCCTCCCACAGCTACACCATTTAACGATGGTTTAGTTAAAATTAAGTTACCACCTACTGTTGCAGGAACTACAGAATTATTGCTTGGTATAAATAATACCGTATCATTAGCAGCCCCATTGTGAGCAGCAGCACACGATACTGTTACCAGTGTATTACTTTGTGTCCAAGATATTTTACTTATACCTACTGAAGTTGGATCAGCAGCATTATATGATGCAGCAGTATAACCAAGACCAGCAGCAGCTACCGAACCTCCTGTTGGAATATAGTAATTAAATGTAGCTGATCCTGTATCACTTGCTGTTGCATTGGCTGCATCTGTAACTGAAATAGTAAATGCATTATTACTTAGTATTGAAACAATAGGATATACATTAGTACTAAGACTTACATTATTAAATGTAGCTGTTGAGGTAAAATATACATAATCTCCCACGGCCCGTCCATGTGCTGCATCAGAACAACACACTCTTGTTGAACCAGACGAAGTGCCAAAACAGTTTGTTAATACATTCTCAGATTGAATAGGAGTTATGTCATACATCTGATCACCATCATGTTCATATAACTGGTCAGGTGTGCCAAAGAGCGCCCTTTTTACGACATCTGTATCTGTCCATGCTATCAATGCTCTGGCAGATCCATCAAAAGTTATAGATGATCTTGTTGCATAGCCTCGCATATTCTGAGGACGACCAGCACGAAAGCGTACATAGTTGCCATCATACCAACGCTGGCCTTCAGCATACTGCGTAGTTTCCCTATTGAAACCTTGCTGAAAATCAAATTTTGCGAGTTTAGTAGCCATTATAATTTAATTATAAAGTTAATTGCCAAAGTAGGAGGAATGTTACTATGTACTCCACCCCCACCTGTTGAGCCTGAATCACCACTAACTTCCGCACTTGTAGAAATATCCTGTCTAAATACAGCACCATTAGTTGAACTTTGTGCTGCATCACCACCAGTACCAATATTATAAGTACCTGCATCATGAGTATGTGCTGGCATCTGAGCAGTAGCTAATGTTACTGCTTGAATACCACCCGTAGCAGCCATAGTATTAGCTGATACCATTGCTGCACAAACACTAGTCAATCGACCTGTACCAGCATTCCAACCAGCTATAAATCTACCTCTAAGATCAGGAACTGCAAATGTAGTAGATCCATTACCAGCACCATATAGAGTAGAAACTACAACAAATAGTGCTGATGTTGAAGTACCAGTTCTTTGATGAAGACTACCATCACAAAGTTTATATCCAGTAGGAGCAACAGTCACAGCATAAGGCATGATTGCGCCTACTGGCACACGGCCTGTTAAGTTTGATCCATCACCATAAAATGCAGAGGCACATACATTACCTGCTACTGATATATTACCTGCTACAGCTATATTACCTGAAACTGATACATTTGCTTTAAATATTCCATTACCACCTACAGTTACATCATCATCAACTACAATGTTTTTAAAAGAGTTTTGAACATATGTATCTGATCCATTAGTAAGAACAAAGGAAGTTCCTGATCCCGTACCCGTCCCCCCTAATGCTCCTCCTGTTGGAATAGTAACAGCAGCATTACCAGCAACTTTCATAAAAACATCTGAACCAGCAGAAGCATATGCAACACTGTTTCTTACAAGATATGTCTTGGAATTATTAGGAATAAGAATAGTAATATTACTTTGAGTACCACCAACAGAACCCTTTAGTTCAAGAATAGCAGAGCGGGACTGATCACCAGTACCCTGATTTTCAGTTAAAGTAACTGTAGTTGCTGTACCTATACAGACCTGTGTGTATCCAGCAATGGCATCGTCTAAAAGACTTATAACCCCATCATTAAGAACCTGGCCCCAAGTATTAGGGTTATCTCCATCGCCCTGTTTAGTTAGACGAAGATTGGTTGTATACGTGCTTGCCATTTATTTTTCTCCTTGGTTCTTCTTTCTTTGGTTTATTTGTAACACCACCCATTGATCCTCCAAAGTACATACAAGTTAATCCATTTGCTGTATTTACTGTTATGGACCACCATCCACTATCAGCAAGGGATAATTTTAAAAAGCTAAAATTATTTAAAACACCCATAAATACGGTCTGTTCTTTTTCTTGTGCTTTATTAAAATCTTCAGTTTTCGCACAGAATCCTGTTACATTTAAGCTCATGGGAGCTAACTTTAGCTCAAAGTCTTTTTCTTTTTCTTGTGCATAAGCCCCGCCTGTTAGGAATGTAATACCTAGTACCAGGCAAAGAATGCGTATAAACATGTTATTTCCTTTTAAGTTGGTTTTGTAGGCCATACTACATTATCTAATGATGTATAGTTAGAAGGTATATCTCTTAATGCTTGTCTATAGTCTTTCCATTCATCACTTAAAGGAATACTCGAATCTGATAACGCCATCCAATCTGTTTCTATTAAAAGTTTTGTACGTTCCTTTCGTAATTCTCTAAGTGGTAATTCCGTTTCAAGTTCCACAATCTTTGTTTGGATGGCGGCCCATGTAACACCAAAATCGGCAGGATCATTACTTTCTATTGCAACATCATTTTCATCTTTTCCAGTATATTTTATAAAAGACGATTCAAATTCTTCTTGGCTGGTCGGCTCACCAGTTAATCTATAATTCTCAATACCAAGTTCAGTTAAAGCAATACCTACACTCATGCTGCGATCTCCTTTAGTTCAAGGTACATTGGCGCTGTCCAACCCCAATCGCCATTATCAGTTGCACTATGGCAAAAATATACTGTATTAGTCCCCTCACTTCGATTATAAAATCCAAATGTTAGTTCAGTAGTTGAACTAGGAGCATAATAAAAATGAACAATAGCAGACTGCATATCATTAGCGTCATAGCCATTAAGTGAACGCATTGAAGAAGAACTATTATTGATTCTAGCTCCAGATGTTACACCGCCAGTTAAAACAGTTTTGTTTGTGCCACCATCCGTACTTACCCAAGGGGTCAAAAAGAACAGTATATTAGCAGCACCAGATGGATTAATTGGAATTTGAAAATAGCCATGAATTTTTGAATCTGCGTGAACTGGTGTGATTTGAACACGATAATCGCTATGTGGTTCTGCCCAAGCGTTGACACTATTATTAGAGGATGTTGTATTAGGTCGAGCAATGACTGTCTGAACTGTTCCACTTGAAGATGTTACATTTCCTGTTACTTCTACACCGCCAGCAGTTGTGTCTAGTTTCGCTGACCCATTGTGATATAAACTAACAGCACCACTTTCTACTGCATTAATCATAACTGCGCTATTTGCAGCATTATTAACTCTAAAATTATTACTTAGTAAAACAAGCAACCCTGTTCCAGCGTCTTTTACGTATGAGTCTGAACCATCATGGTAAATCTCTAAGTCATCTCCTGTTCCAAGTAAAATTTTATCACCATCTTGCATATCAAGATTGTCATTAAGGGTCATTACTCCATTGACAGAGACAGTACTTTGTAAATGAGCAGCACCTGTAACTGCAAGTGTACTATTTAATTGTGTAGCACCTGTAACTGTAACTGTACCATTTAATTGTGCAGCACCTCCTACTATTAAT